TCAGTGGGGCCGATCCGCGATATTCGGCCAGCATGGCGACAAGATGACGCCTACAATGCTGGCGCTTAAGTTGGCGGACGTGTGCCGCTTCTGGACCGAATGCCCTCACCGATACGCCTACACGGGACATAAGCACAAGATGGCGGCAGAACGCATCGGTGGGTTGAATTGGGAGCGGCTGGAACCTTTCGCGCCTACCGATGACTATGGCGCGTCGTGGGTTAATCGACGCGCCATGAAGCTAGACACCTACCACTTGCGGCGTGGGCGTGTGGGGGCGTCTATTGATCCGCTTGAGCGGGATTAACCATAGCCGCATCAATCCTCTTTTGCAATCTGTTCCTTCACGGCCCACAAATCTTCCCGCGTTTGGCGCAGCATGTCTAGGCCGCTATAGCCGAGGCGATCCTTATTCTCTAGCCAAATGACAAGCCCCTCAAGGCGCTTCTGATCGGCAAGCAGTTCGGTTAGCGTGGCCATCAAAAAGCCCCCGCCATCATCACAGCTATCGCCACGCAGATAAAGATGCACAGGAACAGCGCGATGGCGTCAACGATCCAGCGGCGAATGCGGCCCCTCATGGCTTGGCATCCGGTGCGGCGTAGACAGCCTCGCCCAAGTCACGATCCCGCAGCGCAGCCCGTAGCGCGTCTACGTCGTCAATGTGGATCAGGTCGTGCAGCATCCCGTGCAGTTCCTCGAGGTTGGCAATTGCTAGATCGCCAAACCGCATGCTGCCGATGGCCCGCAGCCATGCTTTTGTTTTTGCGGCGGTGGTCATTGTGGTGTTCTCCTATTTCGTCGGTTTGAATATCGAGCCGATACCACGGGCCGCTAGGTATCCCGCAATGCGACGGCCAATGCGCTTGGGGATGGCCGTGCCGGGTTTGCGGTGGGTTAACGCTTGCACGTCCCCGGCGATCTTGGCGATGGCGTAGAGGTGGCCGCGCAGCTTGCTGATGCTGGTCATTTGCCCTGCTTCTTATCGACCGGGGTGAATGCCAGCGGTTCAAACATTGTGCCTTCGGTAGCGGGCAGGCAGAATTCTACTTCAATCCCGTGCGACAGAAAAAACGGTGTTCGCTCCATCGCGTCTGTCATCATCTTGCGTGCTTCTGACATCGCGGGGTCATAGCTGAAATCGTTGCCATCAATTTCAGCCTGTGCATCTTCGTCCCATATGTCATCAATATCTGGCATATCGTTATCCTTCGGTGTGGTGTTCCCCGGCGCGTGGCCGGGGCTTGGGGTTAGGCGGCGCGGCAAACCATTTTGTCGTGGCAATTTTTCAAGCCCATGTAATCTTCAATCGCAGCGGCGTGAACCATCTCAAGACGGGCTTCGTCCGATGCGTTGCCTGCCATGATCACTTCGCAGAGTTTGTCGCGTGCTTGATCCATGCGCATCCGTGCGATTTCCATGTCGTTTTCAATTTGTGCTATGGTGCGGATCATCTTCGTATCTCCTGGTTGCGTTTCTCTTACCCATGTATAGGACCAATGGCCCGCACACGTCAAGAACTATTTTTGACCGCCACCATGAGCCGGATCGCATACGCCGCCACCCTGCTGACAGCGCGTTCGCCATTCTCCCATCGCCGGATGGTGCGCTCGCCGTTGTCAGTCATGCCCCACTCTGTGGCAAGCTGGATTTGCGTCAGGCCCATCGACAGGCGTGCTGCGCGGAATTGGTCGGGGGTCATGTGGTGGCCTCGTCAATGTTCCCGCGATGAACGTCAAAGATGATCGCCACCACCCAAGGGTTTGCAGACCATGCGTCGGGGCCATTGATTGCGCGCCATATCGCTGCAAAATCTGTGGCGTAAGACTGGTAAGCGCCCGTCCATGGCTTCGCACCCTCTGCCCGCGCGTCATCCTCGTTGATGTCCTGCAAGCGCTGCACCCGCACGTCGGTGACGATCAGGGTCAGGCGGGATGCCCATCGAGGCATGTGGATTGAGGGTCGCCACTGCATTGAGACAGGCAGGGGTTTGTGGTCTGCAATCGGCCACTGCTCGCACATCGCAGTGTATCCATCACCTTCGCTGGCGCGGTAAAAAACTGTAGCAAGGTCAGTCGCCCAACCATTGCAGCGATGTGCCTCGCGCACCCAAAGGCGGTCACCAATGACATATGGCATCTTGATTGTTTTCTCGACAACCGCGCCCCCGCCTACGGCATCGGCTGAGAACCGTGCATAGCAGTCTGGGTCTGCTCCATCGGGATGGTGGACACGCTCCATTCGTAGATCACCGTGATAATACCCGTCAGCCATTGGCTGCGGCTTGATGATCCGCCGCGTCTGCGTCTTGCGCCCGTCGATCAGGGCTTTGACCATTGGGCCGGAAAATATGATTGGTCTGTCGGTCATGTGGTGGTGTCCTTCATATCAACGCCAAGCAAATCGGCGGTTTCATTTATCCAGGCCAGCAGTTCCGGCCAGCCATCGCGGTCCATTATGTGCGGCGCGTGATGTGCCGCCCACATATATGCGTCAAGGCGGTCGGCGAATTTTAGCCATATGCGGTCGCGGTCGGATAGGTCTGGTTCATGCCCCCACAAAGCACGTCGCGCCACGCCCTCCGCCAGCGCCAGTATGCTAGCGATAACCGGGTTTTGCTGCTTCATCACCGCGCTCATATCACCCGTCACGCTTTCCCCGTCGTCATGGGTCAGCGCGGCCCGAATTAGCGCCACTGACGGCGATGGATGCAGCGCAAGGATGATACGCGCCACACGCGCGCTGTGGCCGTCTATGGGGTCAACCGTGTGGCACAGGTCGGGGTTGCTATGCCAGCGCCGGACAAACCCCGCGCGGAATATGGATGTGAGGTTGGTCATATCATCGGCTCCGATGGCGGCTGGTGGTTGGCGATCCGCGCCGATGCCGCTGCAAAATAGTCTGCATCCATTTCGATCCCGATAAACGCGCGACCAAGGTTCTTGCACGCAACGCCGGTTGTGCCGCTGCCCATAAAAGGGTCCAGAACTGTGTCGCCTTGATTTGACCATGACAGAATGTGGTCTGTGGCGAGTTTAACAGGAAACATTGCAGGGTGTCCTTGTGCGCGACTGTTTTTTTCCTCGTTGATCTGCCAGACGTTAAACCGCTGACCGAACTGCGCTACTACCTTACCACTCTTTTTTCCAACAACATCAGAAAAGCTACCGTCGCTTTGACGGTTTGTTCCGTGGTGCTTAACGCCCGCATGTTTGTTTGGTCTGTCCTTTATGGGATTAAACGTGCGCAGTTTACCCTTTACTAAAACGAACATATACTCGAAAACCGGCGCGTAGCGTGTCTGCAAGGCCCCAACCGCGCTAAAGGTGGACTTCTGCCAAATCATCGTGTCGTGGAGATTGAAACCACAATCCATCGCCCAAAGGGCCTGCTTGAAACTCGTGCCGGTTTCACTACCCTTGATGGTCGCGTCGGCAACCACCCAGACAACCACGCCACCGTCAGCGGTCACGCGGTAAAGGTCTGCAATGACCGCCCGCCAAACGTGTTCGCCCCATTGGTCATTGTTGCCGTTATATGTGCGCAGGTTGTCATACGGTGGACTCGTCACGGTTAGGTCAACCGACCCGTCAGGTATGCCGCGCATAACCTGCAAACAATCGCCCAAGATCAGCCGCTGCCCACCAATGCGTTCCTCGCGAATAATCACACCACACCCCCAGACATAATCCGCAGCGCATCCGCAATGACGGGCAGCGGATCGCGCCCCGAAACTGCCGCGTTGATTGCCTTTTCGCCATGCGTCTTGCGAAAATTGCGTTCGGTGGTGCGGCAAGCGGGGCAGCAGTAAATCTGCCCCGCCCATTTTGCATCAAACTCCGCCCTGCATTTGTGGTTTGCGCAGATCACATCGGGGCCTCGTCGGTTGTCGCGGCGTCGGCTGCGGCTGCGGTTGCCTTGAGTTCATCCATGTCCGGCTTGACCGTATCGCGGCACGTCTTGCCAACGTCGCTGTTCCACCATGCGGTAAACGCAGCCGTGCCCTTGCTGGCGGCGTCGTGTGCCAGGTTGAATGCGTTGTCAGGTGCGGTGGTGGGTGGTGGGGTGGGTGCTGCAACCTTCAGCGGCTTCACAACGTAGGTCCGCATGACGCCCCGCCGGATTGGCACCGTGATTTCTACTGGCGCATCAATGCCGGTCATGTGGCTAATCCGAATGCCGCCAACTTCCTTTCCGCCGTAAACTGTGTCGCCCTCCCGAAATAAAGTCATAGAGCCACCAGCGTAATTTTTAGGCCCACCCCACACCTCAGCAATCAAACGGCGCATACCAAGGCACGGGCGGAAAAACTTGTCGTTGCCCTCCAGCCGCATTGTCCACTTTTGCACCTCGCTGTTTTTAACTTTCAGGCCCGCGATTTGAATTGTGATCGGCCCTCCCATCAAATCAGCGGCGTTGATCTGGTCCGATTTCGCCATAAGGCTTTCGGCAAATCCATCATGGTCGTCCATCAATATTCTCCATCGTCAATGGCGCCGGGGTCAACGTGGCGTTCGGTTTCAATCACAACGGGCATTTCCAGCAGGCCCGCGTTGTAGAACAGCATCTTGTCCGCAAGCGTCTGTTCAAACTGATCGGCTGCATCAAGAATTGCCGCCATTATCTCCAAGTCAGGCAGCACCCGCTTGACGAACATTGGCAACCCGCCGCTGTAGGATATAAAGTCCACCCACCTGCGCCCGGTCACAAGCAGCCCGGTTTGCAGTTGCAGCATGTATTCGGCGGGCACCTCGTTTTCCGCGATGGTCTGGATCTGGAATTTCTGCGCGCGGCTTTTGCACTCAATCAGGCCATCGTCGCCAACCAGACCATCCGGGCTGTATCCAAGCGTGAATCCCCACTGATCGTTGGTGATGAAGCCCGCCTCAGTCACCGGCGCATAGTGTTGCGAATACAGATCGCGGGCAAGTATCTCATCGCACCTGCCCCGCAACATCGCGTCGCCTATGTATGACGGCTCGACGTATCGGGTCAGGCGTTGGGCCAGCAACTCCCAAACGTGCGCGCGGGTCTTGTCATTGTCTGCTGGCGTCATGCCGCGCTGCTTGTAGGGCGTTCCGTCTTTCTTTATCCGCGTCTCCTCGGCAGGTATGTTGACCAGCAGGCGCATCTCGCTCGCCGTCAGCAGGCCGCACCGTGCGGCGTGCCATTCGTCGCTGCCTTGTATCAGGTCGTTGTGGTAGGTGATGGTCATTTTACATGCTCACTTTGCAATGGGGGATGCGACCCTCAATCAGGGCCTCGGCGATCAGTTCGGTTGTCATGTGGTGTCCCTCATGTGGCGTGTGGCGTGCAATTATTCCGACGCGATCCTGCATGCGGTGGCATGGGCTGCGTTCAGCTTGGCGCGGGCTGCATCAAGATCCTGATGGTATTTGTAGTGCGCGGCGTCTGCCTCGATATCGTAGATCGCGCGCGCGGCGTTGAAGATTTCTAACGCTTTGGCCTTGTCCGTAAAAAGTTTCATGTCAGTTTCCTCATGTGGTGTAAACCGCGCCGATGTGGTGTGGGCGCATCTCCTTCATATACCGCGCGGTTAAGGCTTGCAAGCTATTTCTACCGCCTCGGCGGCGGATCGTGCGATTCCTGCGCGGCCACCCTGGCGTTGCACTGCCTTGATGAAGTTCAACTGCGCGTCGGTCGGCTGGCCTAGCGCGGTTTTCACTTCAATGGCTAGGAACTTGCCGTCGGGCGCGATGCCGACAATGTCAGACGATCCGACGCACAGGCCGAACCGCACAAGCCTGCCGTTGCGATCTGGCAAAACTCCGGTGTTTTGACGCCATACGAGACAGCCAGCGTCGGACAGCGCCAACATGATCAGCGCCTGAACGTTCGCCTCTTTCATACCTTTAGCAGACATGGCCGCTTTATCTCCACCATAACCATTCCATTGCGCCTGATGATTTTAGCATCCTCTGGCGTCAGCTTGCGCGTCCGGCAAAACTCGCGCGCCAATGCGGGGGCGTCGTCGCTGTCGGGTATCTGGTGAACGACTGTGCCAGGGCGGATCACGGCGGCGGCACAAAGTCAAAGTTGCAGCTTTCTAGCGCGAACTCGCGATTAGCCTTCTTTGCGTGGTCAAATGCAAGCATGAGCCACTGTGGCTCTGTGTGCCATTCGTTGACGCCCCATCTAATGCTGATCGGTGTGGCTTCTCGAACGGCCTTTTCGTTGCGATAATTGACATAAATAAAATGCAAAACTTCTTGATCAAATCGTGTCATCCCGTTCTCCCTTTTTGCTTCT